GCGACGACCTAGACGGGCTCCCGTGACTGTCTCGGGACGATCGGCCCGGCGGCCGACGGGGAAGCGTCTGTTCGGCCGGGGCATAGAGACTCCGCGGACAGCAGTCCCTCGTGAGTCCGGCATCAAAAAAATGCTCTCGGTGCCTGGGAGCGGGGGCGCACGGTGACCGACGCTGGCGTACGCTGTGCGGCGTGCCACGACGAGCCTCGCCCTACGGATCTGCTGGCGCCTACGCGGCGCGGCGTCGATGTCTCCTGAGTCAACATCTGCCCTGCTCCCTACGTCTGGCCTGCGACGGGGCTCCGGCCGACTCGGCTGACCATCAGCCGCCGCTGGCGCTGCATGATCACATAGCGGGGTCGGGATGCTGCACCCTGGTACCGGCCTGCCTGGCCTGCCAGCGCAAGCAGGGCGGCATGATCCGTGCTGGCCACCTCGTGCCCGAGCGGCCTGTGCCTACACCATCGAGGCAGTGGTGATGATGACTAAGGATGTTGACACAGGAGATGTTGACACAGGCATGTTGACTAAGGCCATGATGACTAAGGCTGTGCCATGATGGCAGAGGCACTGTGTCTGCTGTGTGGCCAACCGGCCTTTGCCACCGTGCACCTCGTCCTCGAGGGAGGCCTATGTGATGATGACATAGGCCTAGGCACGGTAAGGGACAGCTATCCCGTGTGCTCCTTCCCGGTCTGTATCAACACCGCCATGAGCAAGCTGCACGAGGATCTGCTCACTGCTCCTATGTCATCATCACACAGGCCTATGTCATCATGACCGATGTTGACACAGGCACGGGTGCCGCCTGGGAGCGGCAACACAACGAGCCCCACAAGGCCTATGCCGCCTTCCGGGTGTTCAGGGACATGCCCGCCTTCCGGCGTGACCTGCCCGGCATCACCACCCAGACCGGCTTCAGCCTGCGCCGCCTCCAGGAGCTGGCCGTCACCTGGGACTGGCGGGAGCGGGCCAACACCTGGGACGACGCCTGTCACCGCATCGAGGACGCCGAGCGGCTCGAGGCCATACGGGCCATGCACGAGATCCACCGCAAGGCCGGGCGGGCCGCCATCGTCAAGGCCATGCAGGCCCTGGCCAACTACGACGCCAGCCGTATGCCCATCAGCGCCGTGGCCAGGCTCATGGAGCTGGGGGCCAAGCTGGAGCGCTCCACTGTCATCGTCAGCGTGGAGGAGCTGCAGGGCATCGAGGCCAATCTGAACGGCGACGACCCCTGGCAGCGCATTGCCGACGAGCTCGCCCCTGAGTCATCATGACCGCCTGAGTCATCATGACTAAGGCCCGTTGGAGCACGCCCCGGTGCCACCAGCACCCCACACGGGGCGGCCTGGACGTGCAGGTGGGCAAGCTGTTGGGCTGGGACTTCTTCCCCTGGCAGGTCGAGGCGGTGGACGTGGCCGGTGAGTACCACCGCGACACCAAGGTGCCGGTGTACCGCACGGTGGGGGTGAGCGTGGCCCGCCAGAACGGCAAGACCACCCTGGTGCTGAGCCGCATCGCCCGCCAACTGATCGCCCCCCGCCAGACGGTGGCCTACACCGCCCAGGACCGGGGCCTGGCCCGCACCAAGTGGGACGAGCACGTCACCACCCTCATGGACACGCCCTTCGCCGCTCGAGTGGCCCGCATCGACCGCACCAACCAGCGGGAGTGCCTGACCATGGCCAACGGATCGCGCTACATGCCGGTCACGCCCACCAACCGCAAGGCCGGACGTTCACTGTCCATCGACCTGGCCGTGATCGACGAGGCCCACGCTCACGACTCCATGGGCGTGGTCTCGGCCCTGGCCCCCACCATGGCCGCCCGTCCTCATGCCCAGGTGTGGCTGCTGTCCAACGCCGGGGAGTCCCGGTCGCTGCTGTGGAAGCACTACACCGACATAGGCCGCATGGAGGTCGACAACCCGGCCAGCACCATGTGCTGGATCGAGTACGCCGCCGACCCCATGGCCGACGTGTTCGATCGCTCCGCCTGGGGCGACGCCAATCCCAGCCTCGGCTACCCCGGCGGCGTCCTGGAGACGGCGTTGTCCGACGGGGCGCTCACCATGGACCGCTCCACCTTCCTGCGCGAGCACCTCAACATCTGGGCCGACAGCGACGCCATCAGCGGCATCGACGCCGTGACCTGGGCCGCCTGCCGCCACGACGAGCTCATGCCCGGCGCCGACGTGGCCTTCGGCCTGGACTTCACCCCGGAACGGGATCGGGGCGCCCTGGTGGTGGCCGGTGTCGTCCCCGACCACCCCGAGCTGATCGCCGTGGAGATCATCGAGGCGTCCAGCGATCTGGAGCGCATCGTGACCAGGGCGGCCGAGGTGGCCAACACCTGGGACGCCTTAGTCATCATTGACAGAGGCAGCCCGGCGGCGTCGGCCATCCCCGCCCTGGAGAAGGCCACGGCCCGCGACGACGGCACCAACCGGGTGCGCATGATCCCCCTGACCGAGCTGGTGCGGGCCTGCGGGGACTTCCACGACGCCGCCGTGCAAGCCTGCCTGAGCCACCGGGGCGACTTCCGCCTGACCGACGCCGTGGTGGGCGCCTCCAAGCGCACCGTGGGCGAGGCCTGGGCCTGGAAGCGCCGGGGCGGAGCCGACATCTCCCCGCTGATCGCCGCCACTCTGGCACGCTGGGGGGTGGTGGCCGCCCCCGAACCGCTCATCCCGGCCGTGTACTAGCGGCGTGCACGACGCCCCCTACGGCTGGGACCGCTACGTTCACGTCGAGGTCATCCCCAAGTCGCCGCCGCTGCGCTGGCACTGGACGATCGGCCCCGTCGCCGCCAAGGATCACCAGCCATCCCCCGGCCCGCCGGGCCGCCCTGCCAACGGAAGCGAGGACCTCACCATGCAACTCACCGCCGACCAACAGGTCGACCTGTCCATCTCGGGCGAGGACGCCTACGGCAACACCGTGCCCATCACCGGCAATACCCAGTGGTCCAGCTCGGACCCGGCCATCGTCGCCGTCACCAACTCCGACCCCGCTCACGCCACCGCCGCCGCCGTTGGTCCGGTGGGCTCGGCGGCGGTGACGGTCACCAACGACGTGAACATGGACGGCACCGGCGACTACATCGGCTCCATCGCCATCGAGGTGGTGGCGGGCAAGATGACCGAGATCATCGTCAGCGCCGGGGAGCCGACCACCAAGCCGTGACGCCGACGCCCGAACAGCTCGCCCGGTGGTTCCACGAGGACTACGAGCGCCTGGCCCCGAGCTTCGGCTACAAGACCCGCGAGGCCAGCGCCGTCCCCTGGGAGCAGGTGCCCGACACCAACCGCCAGCTCATGGTGGCCGTGGCCGCCAGCGTGCTCGATCGGCTGGCGGTGTGATGCTGAGTCGCTGCACGTTCTGCTCGGGGCCGGGCTTCGCCACCGTGCGACTCGAGCTGGACCGGCTGCCGGGCAGCGCCGCCACCTACATCGTGTGCACTCAGGCCAAGTGCATCGCTCGGACATCGGAGCGGGTGTTCGAGAACCTGAGCAAGGCGGCGCTGCCGGAGGTGAAGGTGGATGTTGACTCAGGCGATGTCATCGACGTGGACGGCGTGGCCATCGACGTGAAGATGATTGGGCCACACTGAGCCCATGGCACTCACCACCAAGCAACGCAACCGGCTCCCCGATTCGGCCTTCGCCTACCCGTCCCAACGCAAGTACCCCATCCCCACCAAGGCCCAGGCCCGCAAGGCGGGTATCAGCGAAGCCCAGCGCCAGCGCACGCTGAACAACGCCAAGAGCCGGGCCGCCCAACGGCAGACCTCGGGCTCCTACGGTCACGTGGCCGCCAAGGTGTCGGCCCGGGGCGGCAGCAAGGCCACCCGCGGGCGCCGCTGAGTCCTACTGTGTGAGGTCGATGCGCTACCGCACCGAGTCGGGGCTAGTCATTACCGACCGGCGCCACGCCCGCGCCGACGACCCCCGCTCCTGGCCCGACAACGCCAACGTGCAGCCGCCCCCGCCGGTGGGCGTGGGCCCCACCACCTCTGAGGGCTTCGGCAACGAGCACGTCATGTACGCCGATCCCGACCTGCCCACTGTCTACACCGACCGCATCATGGCGCCGCCGGTCATGCCGTGGTCGGGATGGCCGGTGGAGTGGAGCACGCCCAACTGGGGCACCAGCGTCGGCACCCCCGAGCTGCTGGCCCGCACGTCGGCCGTGTTCGGCGCCATCGACATGAACAGCTCCATCCTGTCCACCATGCCGCCCTACCGGCTCAGCGGCACCCAGGCGCTGCCGTCGCTGCCGTGGATGATCAACCCTCAGCCCGAGGTCTACACCGGCTGGACCGAGGCCATGAAGCAAGTGGTGATGAGCTACTACTCGGGCGAGGCCTTCCTGTGGTGCACCAACCGCTACGCCGACGGCACCGTCCGCAACTGGGTGATGCTGAACAAGGAGTGGGTGGACATCGAGATGATGGGCCAGATGCGCCGTTACTTCATGAGCGACGTGGACATCACCGACGACGTGCTCCACCTGCGCTACATGAGCTGGCCCGGCTACCCCCACGGGCTGGGGCCGCTGGCGGCGCTGGCCACCGAGATCTTCGGCGTGGAGGCCATGGAGCGCTACGTGGCCAACCTGGCCACACGGGGCGGCATCCCCTGGGGCGTGCTCACCGCCCCCGGCAACATCAACGGCCCCCAGGCCATGGAGATGCGCACCAACTTCGTCAACGCCCGCCTCTCCGCCATGGGGGCCCCGGCCGTGCTGGGCGGCGGCGTCACCCTCACGCCGTTCACGCTCAGTCCTCGCGACATGGCCCTGCTCGAGCTGCGCCAGTTCGACGAGGCCCGCATCGTCACCCTGCTGGGAGTGCCGCCGCTGCTGATGGCGCTGCCCGAAGGCAACACCTCCATGACCTACCGCAACGCCGAGGGCATCTACGACTTCCACTGGCGGGCCTTCCTCAAGCCCAAGGCGGCCACCATCGCCGAGGGCATCAGCATCTGGGCCCTGCCCACCACCCAGGCCATCGAGCTGAACCGGGACGAGTACGTCAAGCCCAACTTCGCCGCCCGCGTGGCCGGGTACCAGACCATGTTCAACATCGTCGATCCCGAGACGGGCCAGCGGGCCATGACCGTCGACGAGATCAGGGCGGCCGAGCGCCTCGATTCCTACGACACCCCCGGCATCGTCACCGGCCCCAGCTCCATCACCACCACCGCCGGGCAGTCCACGGTGTCCCCGCCCGCCGACCAGGCGGCCATGGCCACGACAGGAGGAACCGCATGAGCCTGCACTTCCGGGCCTTCCCCACCACGCTGGAGCGCCGCGGCCAGCACGAGCTGAGCGGGCGCCTGGTGCCCTACGGCGAGGTGGCCGACGTGCTTGACGTGGTGGACGGCAAGCCCGAGATCTACCGGGAGGGCTTCCGCCGGGGCGCCTTCGCCGACCACCTGGCGCTGATGGCCACCAACAAGGGCGTCCGCAACCGCATCCACCTCGTGCACCGCCACGAGGGCGGGCTCGGCCAGATCGGCCAGTTCAAGGCCATCCGGGACGAGCCCGACGGGCTGTGGGGCGATGCCGTGCTGCTGCCCACCAAGGCCGACGACGTGGAGATGCTGCTCGACATGGGCGTGGACGAGCTGTCCATCGAGTTCCGCCTCACCGGCGCTGCCAACACCGTGACCGAGGACGGGGTGCGCTGGCGCACTCGAGCCCACCTGGAGCAGGTGGCGCTGGAGCCCAAGGGGGCCTACTCCAACGCTCGGGTCATGGCCTACCGGGCCGAGATCGACGACGAGCAACGGGCCGCGGCCGAGGCCGCCGCTGCCGCCGCCGCCGCCGAGGCCAAGGTCAAGGCCGACGAGGAGCTGCTCACCGCCCAGGCCCTGGTGGCCGAGGCCCAAGCGGCCGAGGCGGCCGAGCGCAAGCGCCAGTGGGATCTGCTCACGGGCCGCCTCGACGCCGACATGGCCAAGCAGCGAGAGCTGGTCAAGGCCTATGGCCTCACTCAGCCAGGCGGCTTCCGCCGGGGCTGAAAGACCGTCGGGGTGGGGCCGTTGCCCGCCCAACTGCGCCCCACCCCCGCGGGCAAGTGTGCTTGCCACCGGCAAGTCCGGCGGGGCACACTAGCGCCGAGCTGAGGTGACGACCCCCGTCACCGCAGTGCCGGTGCTGTCAGCGTCACCCCTGGCCAGGGGCCGCCCGCCCGGATGCTGCGGCCGCCCGCCCGAAGCGGAACCAAGCACTTCGCATCTCGGGAGGCCCCGTGGGAAACGTCCTCGTCGAGCAGTACATCCACGAGCGCGATGAACTGCTGACCACTGTCAACATCTTGAAGAACGCCGCCGTCGAGCGGGGTGGTGACCCCAACCCCACCGATCTGGAGGTGATGACCAAGGCCTACGAGCGCATCGACAAGCTGGATGAGCTCATCAAGATCGTGGGCGAGGACCGCACCATGGACGAGGAGACTCGGGCCAAGCTGCTGGCCGGTACGCCCCCCTCGGCCCCGCCCGTCAAGTACCGCAGCGGCGGCGAGATGCTGTGGGACTGCCTGCACGCCAACTACGGCTCCATGCACGACGCCAACGACGGCGAGGCCAAGCGCCGCTGGGACGGCGTGATGCGCCGGGCGGCCCAGCACATGGGCACCGGCGACGGCACGCTCACCACCCCCGTGGCCGGTGGCATCGGCGCCCTCTACGTGGTGCCTGTCGTCGGACCCGTGATCTCCTTGTACCCCAAGGGCCAGCCGTGGCTGACGGCCATCGGCAAGCGCCCCGCACCCGACGCCATGAGCTTCAACCGGCCCCGCATCGTCGATCCCGACTACTACGACGGCGCCGCCGCCCAAGGGCTGCAGAAGGCCGAGCTGACCAGCAAGAAGTTCGACATCAAGGCCGACACCCTGGCGCTGTCCACCATCGGCGGCTACCTGAACGTCTCCCAGCAGCTCATGAGCATCCAGGCCAGCGGCTGGGACATCATCGTCAGCCAGCTCCAGGAGCGCGTCGCCTACGCGGGCGAGCTGGGCCTGCTCACCGAGGTCCAGAAGACCACGGCCAAGGTCACGCTGGCGGCCGGGGCCACCTCGGCGGCCACCATCGCGGCGCTGTTCCAGGCCGCTCAGACCGTCTACAACAACACCAAGGCGCTGCCCACGTGGATCGCCTACGGACCGGCCGGTTGGGCCATGCTGGGCTCGCTGTGCGACACCGCCGGACGGCCGCTGTTCCCCTTCCTGGGGGCGGTCAACGCCCTGGGCCAGAGCGACCTGGGCGACTTCGATCTGGGCCCGCTCGGGCTGCAGCAGATCGTCACGCCCGCCATCGCCGACACCCGCATCTTCGTCGGCAACGCCCAGGGCATCGAGGCCTACAGCTACCCGTTCCCCATCCTCGAGGCGCCCGAGCCCGCCCTGCTGGGCCGCCAGGTGGCGGTGGCCGAGGCCATGGCCTTCTACCGTCCCACCACCACCGAGCCCAACATCGGCAACGGCGTATGTCTGGTGGGGCCGTGAGCATGATGACCACCGACGACCTGGCGGCGGCCGGGGTCGGCGGTCCCATCGGCGTCAGCGGTCCTCCCACCACCAGCGCCCTGGCCCGCATGAGGCGGTACATGCTCGACCAGTACAACGAGAGCCTGCCGCTGTCGATGTTCGAGGCCGAGGCGGAGGAAGCCGCGCCCAGCAAGGCCCGGCGCCGTCGCAAGAACGGAGGCGACGTGAGCGACACCACCACCGAACCCCCGACCGAGGAGGAGCCCGAGCCCGCCGAGCCCGAGGCCGAGCCCGAGATGCCCGTCGAGGTGCCGGAGGAGCCCGCCGAGTGACCCTGGACGAGCTGCTCGCCCTGCTACCCGACAACACCACGGGCCAGATCAGCGCCGCCGACATGCGGACCATCGTCACTGAGCTGTACAACGACGCTAACCCGGCCTATCTGAACATCGTCAACCAGGGACCAGCCAACCTCGTCGCCAGCGTGCCGTGGGCCAACGTGCCCGGCACTGGCCCATCGCCGCTGACGGTCACCGACGACGTTCAGGACGTGCTGTTCGTCCTGTCGCTGAACGCCGACACCCTGGCCGCCAACAACGCCGTTCAGGTGGGTCTGGACCTGAGTGGGGCCACGGTAGTGGCGGCCGGTTCCAAGCCCGAGCAGGTTCTCTGGCTGGGCGGCAAGCAACCGATCCAGGCCCGCATGGAAGCGACCTTCATCCAGCGGCTCAGCGTCGGAACGACCAACGTCCAACCCAAGTACACCGCCCAGGCGGCCGCCACCCTCACGGCCATGGCGGTCATCGCCTCGGTGATCTCCAACCAGTGACCGCCAGCGCCTTCTCCTACGCCTTCGATCCCAGCTACGGAGGCATTCTGGGAACAGGCGCCTACGCCACCCCCGCCGACCTGGCCATAGCCCTGGGCGAGAGCTTCCGGGTGACGACCGAGAACCAACAGCTCCTGCAGGACTGCCTCGACGCCGCCGCCGCCGAGATCGACCACATCCTGGTGGACGCCGAGCCGAGCTTCAATCCTCACGACCCCACCGACTACCGCTCGATCATCGTCAAGCGGGTCAACGTCAACAGAGCGGTGGAGTGGTTCAAGGCCCCGGCCACCTACAACGGCGGCGTCGGCACCAACGAGATCGGGGCGCTGGCCGCCCCTGCCTCCGGCTTCGCCCGCCACGCCGCCGTGCTCATGATCGTGCGTTCCAATCTGGGGGTGGCGTAGGTGTGAACCTGCTCGAAGCCCGCTCCAAGCTGGCCGCCATCCTGGCGCCGGTTCTGGACAGCGACCCCGACGTGCTCACGTCGCTGGTGGACGCCATCGAACCCCCCGCCCTCATGTTGGGCTGGGGCGAGCCCTGGCTGCAGCCGAGCCCCACGCTGTGCGGCTACGAGGGCAGGATCATCGTCACGGCGGTGGCGTCGCGCATCGCCCCCGGCGAGGGGCTGGGCAGCCTGGAGACGCTGGTCAGCTACGTCAAGACCCGCCTGGAGGCCAATCCCACCGAGTGGACGTTCGAGCAGGTGACCGGGCCCCGGGTGTTTCTCATCGCCAAGACCAGCTACCTGGCCTGCCGCCTCTCCTATGTGATCGTGGTCGACGATGGCTGAGGAGATCACCGTGATCGGGGTCGAGCAGGCCCGAGCCGACCTGCAGCGCTGGATGAAGAACCTGCCCGGCGACATCGCCAGAGAGATGGCCACGTTCGCCTCCCAACTGCGCACCACGCTGGCCGACCGCGTGCCCTACGTCACCGGCACGCTGTCGGGCTCAGCCGAGATCGTGCCCGGCGAGGTCGACACCATCTTCGGGCTGATGCTGGGCCGGGAGGTGGCCTACGCCGGGTGGATCGAGTTCGGCGGCAGCCGGGGACGCGACCTCGTGCCCCAGGGGCGCTACGTCTATCCCGTCGCCCACGAGGGCGAACCCGAGTTCGACCGCCTGGTGGAGGGCGCCACCCAGGTGTCCATCGACCACTACCCCTGGTCCACCCCGCCAGGCACCTGAATGTTGACAAAGGAGAATCCCCATGGCCACTGCCACCCTTGACGAAACCCCTCCGCCCCCGGCACCGCCCGCAGCGCCACCCACGGTCGGGCTCACCGCCGCTGGCGACCCCACCCCGCCGCCGGGCACGCCCCTGATCCTCACCGACGCCTACTTCCAGCTCAACGGCGTGAACCTGCGCTGCTTCGTGAAGCATCTGGAGGCGTGCGCCGTGGACGTGCAGAAGGTGACGGTCACCACCATGTGCGCCCGCACCGACTACCCCGGCACCGAGAAGTGGACCCTGAAGGTCACCTTCTACCAGTGCTTCGACCCCGGCACGGTGTACGACACCCTGTCGGCGGCGGTGGCCGCCTACAAGGCCAACGGCACGCTGTCCACCTTCCAAGCCCGCCCCCACTCCTCCCAGGTGGCGGGGGCCAACAACCCCATCATCTCGGGCTCGGTCGTGCCCACGTCGTTCCCCCAGATGGAGGGCGATGCCGGTGCCGCCTCCGAAGTGGTGATCGAATGGGACCTCCAGGCCCCGCCCAACGTGGACAAGGGCGCCGTGGCCGCCACCGGCGCCACCGCCGGGATGCCCGGTTACTTCACCCCGACAGGGGCCACCACGCCCGCCAACCTGGCCGCCCTGACCGGCATCACCGCCTCGCCCAATACGGCCTGGACGGCCGGTCAGTACGTGATCACCGCCGACCACATCGGCGCCCACTGGTCGGGCTCGGCCTGGGTCGTAGGTGTGGCGTGAGCGAGATGGCCGAGCAGTGGCGGGCGGCGGCCGAGGCCGACGAACACCAGCCGCTGGCCACCCGAGTGCTCGAGCCCGACACCAACGGCAGCGACCCCAACGTGCCCCTGCCCCTGGTGGCGGTGGTGGCGCCGTCGTTCACCAGGCGCATCCCGTCCCAGGCGGTCGTGAACCTGCTGCGCCAGTACGAGGACATGCCCTTCACCGACCTCATGCAGGAGCAGTCGGGGCGGGTGATCGCCTTCCGGTGGCTGCTGAAGGAGTACTCCCGCCGAGATCCCTCCTCGCTGTGGATGCACAGCTTTCACATGGAGGTGGAGATCACCGACGAGGTGGACCCTACGAGCGCGCCATCGCCGACGCCACCGCCCGGTTCTGTCGCTACTGGCACTGCCTCCCCGACGACATCGACAGCCTGAGCGACGAGATGTTCGCCGCCATGGTGCGCCTCATGCAGACAGAGGCGGCCGAGATCGCTCGCGCAGCTCGTAAGCGGTAGCGGCCGTGGCCGGTCCCGGCATCCTCGTCAAGTTCTCGGCCGACATGAAGCTGTTGGCAGATGCCGTCAACGGCGTGGCCAAGGGCAGCAACAGCGCGGCCAACGCCATGGGCAACGCCTTCCACGGCGTGATCGGCAGCCTCAACCAGACGGGGATACTGGGCGGCCTTCAGGACACCTTCAACAAGGTCGACCAGGCCCTGCAGACCATCAGCAACCACGGCAAGGGCGTCTCCGAGACGATGATCGGCGTGGGCGTGGCCGTAGCCGGGATCGGGGCCGGGCTGGCCGTACTGGGCTCCAAGGACGAGGCCGCCCACAAGCAGCTCCAGGCCGCCGTGGAGGCCACCGGCAAGGACTACGACGACTACGGCGCCCAGGTGGACGCCGCCATCAAGCACCAGGAGCACTTCGGCGACAGCGCCCACCAGACCCAGGACGCCCTGCGCATCCTCACCCAGGCCATGGGCGATCCCCAAAAGGCCTTCGACTCGCTGGGCGTGGCCACCTCCCTGGCGGCCGCCAAGCACGAGGACCTGAGCAGCGCCGCCACCCAACTGGGCAGGGTCTACAACGGGTCGGGGCGTGTCCTCAAGGAGTTCGGCCTACAGACGGTGCCGTCGCTGACCAAGGCCCAGAACGCCCTAACGGCCGCCACCACCGCCTCGGCGGCGGCCGACGCCAAAGCCACCGCCTCCACCCAGGCGCTCGACGCCGCCCAGCGCACGGCCCAGAGCGCGGCCCAGTCCCTCGGCGACGCCCAGGCCCACCTGGCCGAGGTGCAGGCCCAGGTCAACGAGGTGCTGCACGACTCGGGCACCTACGCCGCCGACCTGAGCAACGCCCAGCTCTCGCTGGTCCACGCCACCAATGCCACCAGCGACGCCCAGGGGAACCTGCTGGCCATCCAGCAGAAGCTGGCCGACATCCAGCAGGGCAGTGGCGCCTACGCCAAGGACCAGGCCAAGGCCCAGCTCGCCGTCGAGCACGCCCACCTCACCTCCGAGGAGGCCGCCAACAACCTGACCAAGGCCCAGCAGGCCCTCACCGCCGCCCAGGCCGCTGGCGATCCCCAGAAGATCACCGACGCCACGCTGGCCCTCGAGTCGGCCCAGTTGGCGGTGAGCGACGCCAGCCAGAACCAGGCCGACGCCCAGGCCAACCTGCAACAGATCACCGACCAGGCGATCCCCGGCACCCAGGCCTACAACGACCTGCAGCGCCAGCTCCGCAACGCCCAGCTCGGCGTGACCGACGCCCAGCACAACCAGGCCGACGCCCAGGCCAAGGTCAACTCGCTGGTGGCCGAGGCCACACCGGGCACGGCCGAGTACACCAAGCTGATGGCGCCCCTGACGGCCGCCCACCAGGCGGTGGAGAAGGCGGCGCAGACCAACGCCGACGCCCAGCGCAAGCTGAGCGACGCCCAGAACAAGGCCCGCGAGGACGCCGCCAAGGCCACCGACGCCCACACCAAGCTGGCCAAGGCCCAGGACAACGTGCGCATCGCCACCACCGGCAACATGGCGGTGATCGACAAACTGGGGGAGAAGCTCAAGGGCCAGGACACCGCCGCCGCCGACACCTTCTCCGGTCACGTCCGGGCCATCGGCGCCCATCTCGAGGACGTGGCCGCCGTCGTGGGCCAGCGCTACGGACCGGCCATCTCCGTCGCCGGTACGGCCCTAGCCGGTCTGGGCGGGGTGATGCAGATCTTCACCGCCACCCACAAGACCGCCAAGGCCGCCACCGAGGCCGCCACCGCCGCCACCGAGGCCGAGACGGTGGCCACCGACGCTGCCGCCGTGAGCGAGGGCCTGGCCCTGGGCCCGATCCTGCTCATCATCGCGGCGGTGGCCACCGTC